ATATAAATGCGGAGCAAGGATTCCTTTGCTCTGCAATGAACAGCAACAAGATCATCTCTAAAACAGTTGATCGCGTGAACAAGGACCACTTCCACTTCGACGCCAACAAGCACATTTGGCAGACGATTGTGGATATGTGGTATGAAAAAAAAGCCATCGACCTTCTGACGCTAACCTGCGAGTTGCGGAATAAGGGTCTGCTGGAAGAAGCAGGCGGAGAGCAAGGGATCACCGAGATATACACGGTTGTTCCTACATCCGCCAACTGGGATGTCTATCTCCAGACTATGGAAGATGTGATGATCCGCAGGAGGATTCTTCTAACCTGCAAGCAGATTTTTGTGGATGCGTTCGACAGGACGATTGATCCAGAAACTCTACAGGAAACAGCTAGCAAAGAGATCACCGGAATGGTATCCACCAAGACCGATGTTCGCGTTGCTAAAGATGTCCTGACATCCTGCGTGAATCGGTGGGAAGATGCCGCTAGAACGAACGGAGAGATCAACCGAGGGCATCCATCAGGCATAAGCAAGTGGGACAAGGCTACACGGGCTTTTAGGCCCAAGACGCTGCATGTTATCGCTGGTGCTGCGAAGGCAGGCAAGACAACCTCTGCGTTACAGATGGTGACGAATCCTGTCATTCAAAGCAATGTTCCTGTAGCTATCATTTCGATGGAGATGTCCGCCGAGGAGATCATGGACAAGCACATCGCCTGCATCTCAAACATAGCTCTCTCAGACCTGCTAGACGGAAAGCTCCGCAAGGAGGATCACTTCAGGCTTCAGAAGGCTATCGCTGAGACGATGAATAGGCCGATCCATATCGTTGACGAGGCTTGCATGAATGTGAACCAATTCCGTGCTAGGTGCAGGAGGCTAGTTGCCGAGCATAAGGTCGAGATCATTATGGTGGACTATGCCCAGCTAATGGAAGGCAGCGATCCCAAGAACCGCGAGCGTGAGGTCGCAGAGGTATCCAGAACTGCGAAGATCGTCGCAAAGGAACTGAATGTCTGCATCGTCCTTCTCGCGCAGCTAAACGAGCAGGGAGCTGTCCGTGAATCGAGGACATTCTACATGGACTGCGATTCCTTCACGCGAATCATTCAAGATGAAGAATCGAAGAATCCAGAAGACTACTTGATGCAGATCACGCACAACAGGCATGGCGCCGCGATTTCCATACCGATGAAGTTTATCAAGCATCAGGCGAGGTTTGAGCAGAGAATTGTTCAACAATAACTTGATTTTTATACGAGATGAAATACACTGATTTTACTTGCAGGCAGGTGGGAGACACTGATGAGCGGCAGTGGAGCATGGCTTCGACCCGCCACATCGAACTCGGGAGGTCGCCGTATGGTGGCCGTAAGTTTGGAAACCCGACACCTGAAAAGGATGCGCGTGTCCGTTACTGCAAGTAAAAACATACTCGCTGCTCCTCTAGCATTGCAATGAGCATAATGGGCGAGTATAAATTGATCTTTCATAGTGGAGGCTGAAACCTCCTCTTTCTAAACTAACCGAATCATCGTCTTACAATATGCGTTTGGGCATTGAAATGGCGATGGCAATCTTTGAACAATTTACTGATCGGTAATAATTGTCAGGAATAGCAAAATAAGGCTGGCGATATTACCGAGAAGGAATACAATAATAATCCTATGAAACTGAAGAACGCAGAAGACAGGGCGGCTCGCATTCAAAGCGTGAAGTCGCAAACCACCGGAGCGGGGAAGGGCGATAGACCTCGCCCTGTTACGAAGAAGTATTGGGATAACTACGACCAAATAGATTGGAAAAAGAAATGAGATTTTTTATACTTGGATTACCGCATACCGTTAGTAGTAAAGTATTTAACGCATGCGCCTACACTCAAAAGGTGGTTAAGTTTGGAAAGATGATGACCGAGCGGGGGCATGAGGTTATTCACTTCGGACACGAAGATAGCGACCTTCCCTGCACAGAGCATGTATCAGTCCTCACGAATGACGACTTCATGCGAGTGTATGGAACGCACGACTGGCGCAGTAAGTTCTTTACATACAATACTCAAGATGATGCGTATCAAACATTCTACAAGAACGCTATCCGCGAGATCGGTAAGCGTAAGCAGAAGAACGACTTCCTGCTACCGTTCTGGGGTAGTGGAGTAAGGCCGATATGCGATGCTCATCCTGATATGATCGTCGTAGAGCCGGGTATAGGATACGCAGGCGGACACTGGGCTAGGTGGAAAGTATTTGAGTCTTATGCAATCTATCACGCCTTCTGCGGGTTGCAGAATGTAGGCCAATGCCGCCAAGACTGGTATGATGTAGTTATTCCTAACTATTTCGATCCAGAAGACTTTACCTACTCCGCAGACAAAGAGGACTACTTCCTGTATATGGGACGAGTCTATAACGGCAAGGGGGTCAATGTTGCTATCCAAGCTACGGAAATAGCTGGAGTTAAGCTAATTATCGCTGGACAGAAAGAGGAAGGCTACAAGCTGCCGGATCATGTGGAGTATATCGGATACGCAGATGTCGAGACACGCAAGCGTCTTATGTCGAAAGCCAAGGCTAGTTTCCTGCCGAGTATGTATGTCGAGCCGTTCGGAGGAGTGCAGATTGAAAACCTTCTGTCTGGAACACCAACAATAACGACTGACTGGGGCAGCTTCGCGGAGAACAATCTGCACGGTAAGACTGGCTATCGCTGCCGGACTATGGGGGACTTCGTAGATGCGATCAAGAATATCGACCAGATCAAGCCTGCCGACTGCCGCAAGTTCGGAGAGAACTTCACGCTGGAGAGAGTAGCCCCGATGTATGAGAAGTATTTCGAGGATGTGCTTGATGTGTATACAGGCAAAGGCTGGTATTCCGAAGGTAACGGACTAGACGCAATGAAGCGTGATTATGTTTAACAATAATATGGAAGAACAATTCAAGGTTGGTGATGAAGTATCGAAAGTCGGAGGAGACTACCGATTCGACGGGATCGTAAGAGCTGTCTTTACGAAGGGGTCTGGAGTAATCCGCCTAGTCGTAGAGGACGACAGAGGAATACTGCACATTTACTCGGAGAAGAACTTAAAGCACAAATGAAAATAATAGATGTAGGCTGTGGGCCGGGGATATATGTGAAAGCCCTGCGTGATCTAGGGTTTGAAGTAGATGGGATAGACCCCGACCCCCGCTGTCCTGAGAGACAGGTAAGCATGTTTGATGTAGAGGGGAAGTATGACCTCGCAATCTGCCTAGAGGTAGCAGAGCATATCGACGCAACCGAAGCGGATAATATCGTAAAGAAGCTAACAGAACTAGCCCCGACAATTATCTTCAGCGCAGCCCAGCCCGGCCAAGGAGGTCACGGACACATCAACTGCCAGCCGAGAGAGTATTGGGAACACAAGTTCGGGAAGCTGAACTTCGTCCTAGACCGAGACCTGACAAACAGGTTCATCTCCGAGATGAAGAAAGGCTACCACATGGGCTGGCTAACCAACAATGTGCAAATCTTCAAGTCATACGGGGATGTCTGCTACGACCAGATCATCCGTGAGGAAACCCCGCAAGCAGAGAGGATGGCAGGAATCGTCAAGCTGTTAAGCGAAGAGGGAGCATTGTGACACAAGCAGACAAAATCCTAAAAGACCTAGACAAAGCACTAGCTAGTCTGGATAAGCCTAACTTCGATTTGCAGAAAACCTGCGATACCGTAAACAAAGCCTGCAAGTTCCTAGTCGGGATAATCGAACAAAACGCAAAAGAGAAAGAAGACCTAGAGGCAGAGCTAGACGATATGGAAGAAGCGGTAGACGCCCTAGTCGAAGAAAACGAAATCATGCAGGTAGACATCCAGATCATCCTAGAGTTTATGAAAAAGAGTGGGATCGACATGTCGTATATCGTCACAAGGTCCGACATCGCCAAGAAGGTCAAGAAATCCCAATAGCGAATTACCCTTTTTACGGTAAACCCAGCAGGACTACTACCAATACCGCAATGCAAAAGATATACATCCTAACAGAGGGACGCGCAGGAGAGAGGATAGGTATCCCGTTAGCTGCATTCACAACAAGAGCAAATCTGCGTAAGTTCGTGAAAAATGAATACAGTGAAGCAAAACTCGTAAAGAGCGAGAACGCAGGAGAACTGTATTGGCAATCAGGCGACCTGCACCTCAGATGCGGTGAATCAATCTTCCTGCTGGAGGATAACGAATCTGCAATACCGCTAGATTAGCGTATAAGCCCGTATAAGCGAAGATAAGCAGAGAAACGCTACATTGCCGCAGTAAGGCAGGAAAACTCGTTTAACGGGCAAATAAACGCAAAAGACGCCCCTATAGCTCAACAGGACAGAGCGAGAGATTTCTAATCTCTAGGTTGCTGGTTCGATTCCAGCTAGGGGTAAGTGGTTGAGCGAGAGAAATAATATTTTATTTTTTATATTTTTCCTAGGGTCTTTTTTTTATACGCTGCAGCCACCACGCTCCCCTCCCCTCCCCCTACCCGTGGCGGGGGTATGTGCTACGCTCCCCACAGCCACAGCCACCCGTCCCGCTGTCCTGTGTGCTACGCTCCCACGCTCCCCCGCTGTCTGTCACCCTACGCTGTCCGTCTGTCTGTCTGTCTGTCTGTCTGTCATGCTGTCCTGTCCTGTCCTGTCCTGTCCCATGCTATTGAGACTAGCGCACCGCATACGCATGATGCGATGCGATAGCTTGTGCAAGTAATTGATAATCAAGGTAACTTCATATAACAGCACTAGAAGATAGTGGAAACTATTGCGCGAGGATGCCCGAGGAATGCGTTTGATTGGATGGCAAGGGGAAACTATAGGGGAAGAATCGCCTTGGCTTGTGAGCGATGACGGATGATGGATGGTTTGCCACTATTCGCTGTGGGAAATCTGGCCTTGCCGATCCGCACGCATTTCCGCACGCTAGCTTTCCACATTCCCCTGTTCACTTTGTTCATTTGTTTCATTAAAAAATGAAATCTCGTTTCCTATCTCTCCGGCAAGGTTTGCCCATCTCCGGCAAAATCTTCCTGTTTACTAGGCAAGAAATGCCATGGCATAGAAAATGCTGTGCGTGGTTTGCGGTTCTTTTACCTAGTGGCGAGAATATGGCATAGGGCTTGCTATGTCATAAGGCGCGGTAATAAAGCCGCGAAAAACCTAAAACTAAAATGAACCTTCTATCTATCGATACAAATGCTAAAACTAAAAAAGGCCAAGCCAAAGGCTACCTTACCGGAATACTCTACCTTGCTCCCGCTGATTTATCTGGTCGCAATTTTTGCCCTCATGCCTCCGTCGGTTGCAAAGCGGCTTGCTTATTCTCGGCTGGTCGCGGCGCATTTGACTCTGTGAAAAATGCGCGTCTTAAGAAATCGCACTATTTCCTCCGCGACCGAGAAGCTTTCCTCCGCGACCTTCGCGCCGATATTGCCGCACTAGTAAAGAAAGCTAAAAAGGCTGGAATGCTACCTTGCGTAAGATTAAACGGAACAAGCGACCTCCCTTTCCATAAGTTCGGCATTATGGAATCTTTTCCAGATGTTCCTTTCTATGATTACACACCAAACTTTTCCCGTATGCAGGAATTTTTGGACGGAAAGCTTCCCTCTAATTATTCTCTCACATTTTCCCGTAAGGAAAACAACCAAGCCGAATGCGAATCGGTTCTTGAGCGTGGCGGAAATGTCGCGGCGGTTTTTTCCAGCATTCCAGAATCCTATGCAAACCGCCCCACATTTGATGGAGATCAAAGCGACCTCCGCTTTCTTGATCCCAAAGGGGTTGTCGTGGCATTAAAAGCCAAAGGAAAAGCCAAAAAAGACACAAGCGGCTTTGTGATTCAATAATGTCGAAACGGGCAGATGCCCGTCACACGGAACTTGCAAGCCGTGTCTGATGAGACGCTAAAAAGTAAAACACACAAAAAAACACATGGAAAAGATCACCAAAAAAACCTTGGAATCCCGCTTGCAATATCTAGAAAATTGCACGGGCAAGAAATTCACCCTCTCCGCTCAATGTTCTGGAAACGGGCGCGGCTATTCGTTCTTGGATGACCAAGGACGACACGCGATGACATATGGTCATGTCTCCGCTTCCGTTCTGGACGCCTGCACAACCGCTTTCACAAGGGGATTCTATCGGGGGGAGGAACACGCGAAATGAGAACACACAAAAAACACACACAAGAACGGGAAACCTTCTTCCACCGATCCTGCACCCTCATTGTAATTCTGACAATCCTTTTCGTTCAGATAGTCAACATCATCACGCAATAAAACACACCGAAAACATGACAGCGCACAACGCATTCCGTATCTGGTTTAATGACTTCCTTTCAGTCGATTGCTTCGCCCGCCATCACGGGTTGACACGAGAAAAGGCCCGCGAGTTAATCCGCGAAGGCCGCGAAATTGAAGAGCAAATTGAAAAACTAAAACAAGAACACAACGCAAAACAGAAATAATACCATGAACAAGCAAGACGAACTCGAAACACTCCGAAAAACCGCCGAAAAACTAGGCGCAAACTCATATTGCGGCCCTTGGTTACTTGATCAACTCCCGCAAATAGAGCAAGACTTACGCTCTGACTTCTTCCCCCAGATAACATGGTCAGAATCACGCCGAATCCAAGAGCAACACCTTGCAAACGCTAAAACACAAGCAGAGTTTATGCTGAAACAGGCGAAAGACAAAGCCGAGCGAATGATCCAAGATGCCGAAAAACACTCTGCGCAGATTCGCGCCTCACTAATCCGCGACATGGAAAAGGTAATCGCCTCCCTGTAGTTGGCACACTTCATGCTATGCATTCCAACACCGCCCTTCTATGGGAGGGCGGCATGGAGTGAATACTCCGAAAAACCAACAACACACAAAAAAACCACATGAAAATCGAAAACAACACACTCCTCGGCCGCTATGTGCGCTGGGGAACCGAAATCAGCGAAAACCTAGTCAGCATTCCCGCTGGCGAATATGTCGAACAAAATGGACGCCTAGTCCTAATGCTGGACTCTGGCGAAACCTCGGCGAAACACTCATACATTCCCGTTCAACAATAAAACACACAACAAAACACAAACCATGAAAAACCATACACTTAAAACACTGCAAGCCATTTGGGATATTGGAGAGCGCGAATTTGAAAAGAAGGAGACTCTGCTAGATTCTCTCAAAGTAATTGCAGTCCTTGCCTCACGAAAGAACGATTGCAAGGCTGACATTATTGCAATTGCAAAAGCGGCTATCAACAAAGTGGAGGAAGAAGAATGACAACAACACACACAAAAGAAATCGGATTCGTCGGTGTAGATTCTGGATTGCTGATGATCGGCGATCCTTGCTACTTCGTAGGACAAAATTCAGACGCACAAAAGCGATTCGCAGATTGGCCTAAATTCCTATCTGAACACCCCGCTGAACATCAGATGAAATACAATCGCGGCCATGACGGACTAGGGGTTGCATTCCAAACAACCCACGGAGACGGAGCATACCCTGTTTACATTCAGCAAAACGAACACGGGAAAGCCAGATTCGCAATCGTCGTTATGGATGGAACACCAATTGAGGAGATCATTAAATGAAACGCATCGCCACACTCGCGGGAGCGTTCCTATTCACATTCGCTCCCATCCACGCAAAAACACATTGCAAAACAGAACTCCGCCACTCGGTATATTACAAACACCCCGCTTACTTGCAGGGATTCGACGATGGATACGATGGCAGGGAGTATTACAACCCATTCACCTACTCCGACGATCAACTCCTCTACGACATTGGCTTTGAAGATGGCGATGCCGCATACCTAGACGATAATCTCCGCTACAGAAGCAGGCGCATTTGCTTCTAAACCTAAACCAAAACACAACAAAACCTATGAACATATCAGACCTAAAGAAAATCTGCGAAGACGCAGAATCATATCGCGCCCAAGTATTTGTAAACATTGAACTCCCGAATGGGCAAGACATTACATTTAAGGTGAAGGATAGCTTGGAACGAGACAACATCATGCACGAATGCCGTCGAGCAGGACTGCTGGCATGGTTCCACACATTGACAGGAGCAGTAGAGAATGTTGACCACGCAGGACGCAAAGAACCATTCTGGGGAACTAAAGCTAAAAGAAAATGAAAACACACAAACAAGTTATTGACGAATCATACGATGCACTCCACGCCGCATACTCAAAAGCGTTTGGAGACTGGTGGCTTAACTCTACTGCGAGAACCTCAAGCTGGGGATTCGATATAACAGAATACGAAGGCGAGGAGTTGATTCGGTCTACAGATGGTTATGTAGAGTTAAGAGTTGAACAAGTTAAAGTAATCGGAAGGAACTCTTGGATGTTCTATGTATTCCAAGTATTTCCAGAAGATACTGGAAAAGAATATGAATTTGCTTACGGGCATAACCTTTCCCGTGTTGCTGAAAAATTCATGGAGTTACAACTTCAAATGAAACTAGCAGAATAACCTAAACCAAAACACACAACAAAATAAAAAGAAAACCTATGAGCGCACTAGAAAAAACATACCAGACCTGCCTCCCACCAGAGGCTTATATCCGAATCATTCGCTCCTGCGAAAATCAGAACCCGCCGAAATTCAAATCGTCGGTCTATCCTACGAAGAAGTTAGCGAAGAAGAAAGGAGTAAAGTAATGGTTATCCTATCAACAACCTACGAGAACCGCGCCTTTGAGTCTTTAACACTCGCCGAAATTTACGGGTGCGAGAACATAATCGACAACTGCTGCATCCTTACGGAAGACGGACGGGTGCTAGCCTTCAAACGGAAAGGAGGAGACAATGTATTCACACGAATCAGAAAGCAAGACCGCATCGAAACGGCAGCTTGAAACGATAGCCAAGCTGAAGACAAAGATCGGACTGCCAGTTGGGAACATCTGGCACTACACGAACACGGAAGCGCAACGAGTCATTCGCTTATTGAGGAACTATGCGAATGCTTGTTGAACAATAAAACAACACTCTGCAAAACGGGGCTAGGTAAATCCTAGCCCTTTTTTGCTGTCTTGGCGGATTGCTTAAATGCCTGTGCTGTTGGGGCGCCTTTGCTACCAACCTTACGCATACGCTCGCCGGAACCTGCTTTAATGCGCTCTCGTTTAGCGTTGATGTTTGCATACAAACCTTTACTCTTCAATGTGATTCACCTCCTTCGCGTCTAGGCTAGGGATTTCCAGCCTGTCATTAACCAACTGAATCAAAACTTGGTTCTTGGAATCGTCGCCGGACAACTCACCAGAAAGCCTACTGTCTAGTTCGATTGCCTTCAGCTTATCTCCAACCTTCGGGCCTTGCAGACTGCGATTGCCCTCGCCATCAACCGAGAGACTAGCAATAGGACTCTCCTCTGTAATGTCTGCTGGCTTTGCTCTGGCAACATCAGCAAGCAGGGAACGCTTCTCTGCTATGCTCATGGCATTCTGCACCCATACGGACTCCTTGAGTTCCTCCATGTATTTCTGGACATGGGGTCTGTTCTCGATCTTCGCACCACGGATTGCGGCATACTTTGAATGTGTCGCGGCATATCCCGATGCCTCGTACGCTTTAGCGAGCGACTTGCCTCGGACTCTCTCCATGCAGTAACGCTTCTCTCCTTCTGTCAGTTCTCCGTTCTTTCGTTTAGGCATCTTGTGTAATGGCTGTGTCTTGAGGATTTAATAGATCAAATCTCTCGCAATGCCAAGTCTTATTCGGCATCACCTTGTATCTCGGCAACTCTCCACGGCAAAATGATGGATCGTTCCAGACTATACGATTGTTCGGCATGGCGGCTATCTGTCCAGACCCGTCATCTAATAGCAGAATGTGATAACATTTGTGCTGACTCGGACAAAGCGAGAAGCCGTTGTCTGTGTGATCTATCGTGAACCAATACCTAGCAGGAATGTCCTTGCCTGATCTATTTCTGAATGTGCAAGCCATCTCTCGGAAGTAATTGTATTGCGTCACAGAGAACTCCCATCCCATTGCATCCCATAACTGAAGGTCATGTGCCTGCCAGAACCATTGCCGTTCTGGGTCTGGCTTTTCGTGATGCAGGTAGTGAATAGGTATCCTTGCCCATTGCGCTCCGCTTTCGCATAAGACGGAGAAGTAAAACGCTCTGCTCGGAACAGAGGTTATGCCTGTAATCACGCAAGGCTCGTAGCCCTTCACGCCTGTCATCCCATGCAGAATGTCCTTCTGCACATAGCCGTAAATATGCTGTGGAACAGAAGCATTCTGCGTGAACATTAGAATACGCTATTCTTATACACAACTGGTCGATCCAAGTTGAATGATATAGTCCTCTTGAAGTTACGGAAATCAGTCTTCGCCTGCTGGATTGTGCTACATCCAGAAAGGAAGACTGCCAATACGATAAGCGCGATCTTCATTTCAATGCGGCTTTAGCTTTGTCCAGCTTCTCAATGAATGCCGTAATACTCATGTCGCCTTCAAAGAACTCACCGAATGTCGTTAGGTAAGCATCAGTCAGCAAGCAGAGGAAGCGAGCCTCGTCCAGTTTCTCTACGATCTGCTTCGGGAACTGGTAGCCTAATGGTGTTCCATCTTTATCCTCAAGATTGCTGTCGTTGAGGTCGATTGTTTTCTGAATGCCGTCTGCGATCTCCTTGAGAGATACGATTTGATTTTCTTGTTCCATATTATTTAGCGATTTTTAGTAGGTCTTGCATTGTGTCTTCGTCGAACAATCCAGCTTGGCCGGACTCTTCCAGTTTGTGATGCTGTTTCATACGATCACCGATGATAAGGCGGATTGTGGATTGCGTTTCAACCTTCAAGCGGTTGAAAATCTTCACCAGTTTCCCGATGAAATGATACTGATCCAACTCTCCCGCACCGCCGCCGATGCTCCATTGAGCAGCGAGGATGAGCAGTTCGTCAGTTCCACCCATGTCACCTACCCACGAGTTCGCGCCTTTAGGAGTCTTTGCAAGAGGCTCCTTGCCTTGTTCCATACGCACATGACTGCGAGCTTCTAGGGCCGTCCAGCCTTCCTTGCAGGCTTGCTCGACTAGCTCGATAACCTTCTTATTGTTGGTCGCTTCGTCGTCGCTGTATTTAGAGCAAGCGATCTCGACTGCTACGGTTGGGGAAATCTCGGCGCGATACTTGAGAGGCACACGCTGGGCTGCACGATGCCAGCCGCTGACATGAGAGTAAGACAGCTTGAGAGATGCGGCGATCTGGGTCACAACAT